GCTTGTTCTCTAATAGGCCTAGATATTTTAGAGCCAAGTTGATCTACCTTTTGATACTCTAATGCAATTAACTCATTAACAGATGTTATCTTGCCAGATGTAGGATCATATCTATCACCAGCGGCAAGAATTGAAGCTATTGATTGTGTTCTTGCATCAATTTCTTTTGCAGTCGCAACTTGCGCCTCTTTAATAGAATTTGCAGCAAGTCTTTTTGTAGCAGATAGATATTGCGTATTAGCCTTATATGCTAGTTCTGCTTTAATCTTTTGCGATTCAACTGGGTCAATCTGTTGCACAGCGCCAGAAAAGCCATCAATCATGGCATTCATGCTTTTTAACCCAGCATCAGGTGAAAGCTGGCCAGTTTCAATTTGATTGGCAATCTTTGTCAGCTCTGTATGACTTGCGTAATACATATTTGTGCGAACAACTTCTTGCTGCGCTTTCATCGCCGCGCGGCCAAATACTGTCGTTGCATCCGTTGTCGTTTCTAATGGAGTGCCAGACTTATACGCTTCAACTAATTGTTCAGCCGATGGAGCAGTTTCAGCACCGTATTTTTGACCTTCTATTACTGCTTGTTGTTCTGCTTCTTGTAAATAAAAAGAAGTCATACGGTTCATTTGAGCAGACAACTGATCGAATGGCGCAGACACATCACGGAACTGGCCCTGCGGTGTAGCTACCGCAATGTCGCTAGATGTATATCGTGGCATAATGGCCATTATCTAACCCCTTAGTCGCCGTAATAAACGCCGCGCTTTAGAACATTAGCGCCAGTTGAATTGAGATTTAGTGAAGATGATCCAAGACCTGTAGGCTGCCAACCAATGCCTTGAATCTGAGCGCCAGTCGATAGCAATGTGCCAAACGCCTTGATGTATCCGGCTTGAGCGGCAGCATCACCCTGACGGCGCATTTCAGACGCATTGATCTGACCCCCGAGCAACGCGATCTGTGCGTTGTCTTCGGTCATGATCTTTTCTTCTACGCCCTTACCGAACGCATATTGAGTTAATGCAAGAGCCGAACCGCCAAACGGATCAACGCTACCAGCGGCAGCACGGGCGCGGATTGTAGCAGCGGTAGCTAATGTCTTCTCAAGAACGGCAATGCCTTGCTGCTTATATTTCAACGCATCTGACTTGGCCTGTAACTCTGCTTGTCGAGCCTGTGCATAGGCAGTCTGTCTTTGCGACTCACCAGCGGCAATCGCTCCTACAGCACTAACGGCTGAAGATGCAGCGGCCATAAGGATTGGAACACTAAACCCCATTGTTTTACCCCGTTGGAACGCTTACGCGATAATCTAGGAACAGCAATGTCATCTTGAGTGGCGCAGTCTGGGTTACAGTTACCGAGCCTTCGTAATCGTATCCGAGCAACGGACCAACACGCTTCAGACCTGTAAACTCAGCTACCGGAGCATCAAGGACATTGGTATCAAATGTTCTAAATGGAATTTCGACTCCACCGATTGAAGCGTTTTGCGTCTGATAGAACTCTGCCTCAACTTCGATGATGCGCTTTTTATAGCCACGAAGGTTGCCAGTTTGTATCCGTGGCTCAATCGGCATTGTTGCAATCGTTACCGTATAATCAGTCCCGACGACAAAAGACGTTGCAGACGCACGGTCGAATGTAATTAGGCCACCGCTGCTTGCCGTTTCGTCTGACAGCATAACACCGTCAGCGATGACCTTGACCGTCTTCGCAGCCAGATTGGTAGCCGTGACGTTTGCAGCCGCACCACCAGTGACGGCATTATCTAATGTGAGATCACGATCAAATTGCTCTACATGGTATTTAGTCGTGCCGTTAATTGTGCGTTGCACAACGACATAGATCGTATCGACATCGACTGCGACAGCCTTAAATAGACCGTCCGTTGTAAACTTGCTCGGTGCAATGATGTCCTGAGACCGAAGAACCGAGTATGCCGTGAATGACCCGTCGCTGTTTACGAGCATGAGCAAATCGGCTTCGTCAGTATCCGTAGCTCTGCGTAGCGCAAGATCAACTGGTGTATTGATCAGATGACCGGACAGAACCGAGATATTGTTCGAGATATAGGTCGCCTGAGCATCCGTATAAATGAACTCTTTTACGGTCTTACCGCCACGCTGGACGTATAGTGTTCCGGCTTCCAGACCGACAGGAGACACACCAGCAAGCATACCGTTACGAGTTGCGACACGAACGACGAACTGCGTCGGCGTTAATGGATCACCAAGCCCCTGCGGGACATAGAATTCTGCGCCAGTGGTAAAGATTTGTAGATCGCGGCCAGAGTAAATATCTACGATAGCATTGAACTGATCGACATCGAGTGTGGCTTCCAAGCCATCGTCATCATTGCTTGCTTGTTTATCAAAGTTGAAGACATCACCGACACGGCTACCCCAGAGAGTTGATGGTCTGGTTTTTGATCCACCAAAGAATAGGCGACCTTCGTGGAATGTCACACTACGCGGCCAACCACGGGTTGCTGACCAGCTATGCTCATAACCACGCTCGATCTCCCATTCACCGGAAGCATACGCCGATGTCTGGCTAAACGGGATTTCTACCTGAGCTTTAACTTTTGTCGTGCTGACATAGGTAACAATACGAGCGCGGCCATAACCGTAACCATCCTTGACGTTGATATATTGCTCAACATCTGTCGAAACGAATGTGCCGCCAGCGCAAGTTAATTCGATGAACCCTGTCGATGCAGACGGAGTCAAAGTTGTCGATGGGCTACTTGTCGTTATTGTGAAAGCATAATGCGGGATATAGTTGAATGAGATTGTGCTGAGTGTCCAAGAGGCATCGGTAGCCCCACGGACCAGCTTCAATGGGGCTAAGTCCTCATGCACAAAGATCATTGTGTCTGCCGACTGAGCATATTTCAGGTTTGGCAGAATGGCTGATGTCAGTGTCGATGCGGCCAGATATGGATTGCCAGAACCGTTGATGTTCGTAACCAGCACACCGTTCTTGAAGATGTAGATGCGCTGATCGACGACTGCGAACATATAAGAGTCAGCAACCGAGAACTCGAACGGGATAAGCGAGACACCATTCGCGGCACTGGCCGGAAGATCATAGATGAACTTCAAACCCGGACGACGGCGCACACCACCCTGCGGGATGACGACTACGTTTTGAGCGGTCTTTAATGCTGAGAAATATTGATTAAGGTCGATACGACCACGCAATAGCGGGTCAACCTCTCCAACCGTGAAGTTCGTTTGGATATTGACAATCTTCATCAATACCTCACATGAACAAGAGAGTAGTCCTCAATATATTGGTTTGGCTGGTTCTGAGCATCAATCATTGTAGCCTGACGGAAAAAGCCGCCACGACCATTGTCGATTGGACCACCGACAGCCATGCCCATCCAATACTGTGATTTGCTGATCTGATCTGTCACTGGCTCGGCAAAATGCCAGCACAGGAAATATTTAAGAAGCTGAACAAAATACTGCGGCAGCGCATCCTCAGACACATCATACTGGTAATCTATCCAGATAGATGAGTAGTTGGTCTGAATCTTTGAGCCAATCTTTTCCCACTCGGTGACAGGACGGCCACCGGAAGATGTCGTGATGAACAGCGCCCTAGCACCAGCAATCAGGTCGCCGGGAAGCGCAAACTCATATTTCCACTCTGTGACCGGAGTGGTTTCGAGCTTGGCAAGTTGTTGCTTCTTCATAGAGAATGACCACGGATACATGGTCAGCAACATAACCTTCACATCGTCATAGAGCCGATCTGTGATCTGAGCTGCCGATGAACCATCCGAGAAAGATGTAATAATGTTCGTGCCGAGCATAATCAGGGCATCGTTACAAATTTTCAGTTTGGTATCGCCTGTAGCCATTTCAGGACTCCATTACGAAAATATATATATTCCAAATGACTTAAAGAAGAAAGCCCCGGCCCATTTCTAGGTCGAGGCTCTCAATTTCGTCAGTTACCGGGCCGATTAGTCGGTGTCGGTAGCTGAAATGGTCGTGCCGTCAGCGATGTCAACGGTCGTGCCATTGTTTGAGTTCACATACGAGATCACAAGCGACGGGGTCGTTGTGTCGTAGAGGAACAGAACGTCACCGACCTTCACGATGGACGCGACTGCGTTGAAGTATGCAGCCGTGTTCATTGTTGCCTGAGTGTCGGCAGACTTATAGCTATACAAAGAGGGAGCATTTCCCGCCTTGTTAGCCGCGATGGTGTTCCAGCCAGCAGAATCAAAAGCCATAGTTCAGTCTCCTTCTCACGATTCGCGGCAGGTGATCTTGACGATGCCTTCGTCGTCAATGGCGACTGCACCAGCAGAGAACATGCTGTTCACAAGGAACGATGTCTTTTCAGGGACATAGTTGATCTCTGTGCGCTGGTTCATGCCGATGCCCATGCCGACTGCGTCACGGTGGAACGCATAGCATGTGCGGTCAAGTGAGCCATCAATCGGGAGGCCGCCTTCTGAGCGGTCACCGATGGTGACGAACTTGAAGCCGAGGAAGGTGTCGATGTCGCCAGAAACGAGCGCACGGACTGAGTTGAAATCAGCCGAGGTCGTCTGGGTTTCACCGAGCAAACCTTCGAGGCCCGAAGCCGAGATGACCATGCAACGGCCTTCCATTGGGACGTTGTTCTGATCAAGCAACTTCTTGGCGCGGCGGAGTTTTGCCACATTGAGGTTGGTGGTTGCGCCACCGACGCTGTTTGCAACTGTCAGCGAGGTGCTGGAAGCTGCGAGAGCATCGAGGAGGATCTGGTCCATACGGCGGCCAATCGCGCTCGACACGACCGAAACGAGTTCGCGGCGTTCGTCGAAGTTGACCTTTGCCTGATGGAAGATGTCGCTGTATTCGGCAGCATTCCAATCGGCCATCGTTGCCGTGACCTGTGAATAGCTGACGTTAAGCGGCGAAACATCGGTCTGAGGAACGCGGATCGTAGCCGAGCCCTTGCCGATTTTCGGGAACTTTACTGTAGAACCTTCGACACCGTTGCGCTCACGGACGAGGCCAGCCAAAGCGCGTGACGCTTGATAGGCTTGCTTTACTTCCGCGTCGAACAGCGTGACAAAGGCATTGGAGATAAGCTGTGCCATTGTATTGCTCCGTTCGAGGTTAAGGTTTACTCACGCAACGGTTATCCTGTCGGGCCGTTCACTTGGGATTTTATGGTTCCCCAACCAGAAATATCCGGCCTTACGGTTATCGGACGGGTGAATAAATAAATCACCCGCCCAATTCTGTCAAATTAACCCGGAATTGCCTGAGCAAACATCTTCTCAACCTTGCGGGTGAAAGCCATGTCTTTTCCGTAACGCGGGTCGCCGACCATTGCGTATAAGTCATCTTTAGATACGCCTTGCTCTTCGATCATACCGCTAGTTGGGATAGCCATTTCGCCAGAGGCTTGACGAATCTTGTTCAAAGCCGACACAAAAGCGGCGCTTGTAGACGCTTGGGCTACGGCATTGAGTTCTGCTTCGTTCAGGATCGACCGACCCAACTTACCAAGCCACTGGTTATTGGCCTTGATGATCTCGTCTGCACGGTTGCCGAGCTTCTTGAGTTCAGCCTCGCGGCTTACTTTCATCTGCTCCATAGCACCGGAGACGTTATCAAGGTAGGACTTGGCGATCTTCTCGAAAGCATCCTGAGACAGACCGAGTTCCTTAGCCGTAGCCAGATAATTGACCAAAACAGGGTCATCATCCGGCACATTGGCAGCCTTGAACGCTTCAAGATTGTATTTACCGTCCTTCGGAGCCTTGTGTTGACCCTGAGAGAACTTGGTTCTTAACTCATTGTAGGACTTGGCAAGCGCCTCAACGTCTGGACCGTCAGCATCTGACCAGAAATTCTCCGGCCAAAAGTCTGGGCGTTCCAGTTTTTCGTCTTCTTCTGGTGCTTGAGCCGCTTTTTCCTCTTCGGTGAGTTCCCGATGTTGGATTTCGACTTCAGTTTTTGTTTCAGTTACCGTTGCTTCAGGAGCTAACAGGCTCTGGTTGTCGGTTTGGGCAGAGCCCTCTCCGGCCTGAGTTGTCTGTTCTTCTGTCATTAAGTCCTCGCACGTTTGATCCGCTCTTTGATAAGCCGAACGACGCTATTTTGGCCTTCTCTATGGAAGCCATGAGACGCTTCGTCTCCCGGGAACCAAGTCGGTTGTTCGAGAAACCGATTTTCTAAGTCAGCCAATACTTTAGCGCCAGCTTCGGAAGTGAACACCAGAGCGTAAAGGGTGTCCAAATCCTTCTGTTTATTTGGTTCTGTCACAGATTACTCCCCTAATGGGTAGCGTTCATCTTCGGAGGCAAACGGAGATTTGTTTTGACTTATCCGATAGTTAGCAAAATCAACCGCTTTTTTAATAATGCTTTCAGGTATCTTTTGAAAAAATGTCTTATCTTTAGGGTCCAATGCTAAGAGCAGGTTGACTTCCTTTTTTGTAAGCGTTGGAACAAGCAACGGCACTTCTGTCTCTTTATTATCAATCATTATACCCATCGACAGTTCTGTAGAAATGCCGCCGTCTGGACGCTTTAATTCGCCAAAGTAACCACTGCCTTTTTCCGTATTGTCAGCACGTTTTCCATAATTAGGCATTACTGAAGACTCCTCATCAATGCTTCTTGGTTGCCAGCGCCCTGTGGTGCTGCGGCCTGAGCCTGTTGCTGTTGGGCCATTGCCTGCATCTGTCCATATTGTTGGGCAATCTGTTCACGCTCTTCCGGCGTAGTAAGGAGTTTACCCGGAACACCGAGACGTTCAGCCACGAAGTCGATGATCTCATCCTTCTTGATGGTCATCATGGCCTCTGGACCCATGCCAGCGACGATCTGAACGAACTGCATAACATCGTTCAGTTCTTCCATATTCTGCGCTTGAGCCAGCGGGGAGATCGGGACGATCTTAACTTCCTCGCCATTGATCTTCAGCGGCAAGTCGATGTCACCGTTCTGGTCCATAATGAACAGAATACGGCTGACAATCGGAACCATTGCCTCGGTAATCAAGCGGCCAAAGGCAGCACCGAGGTTTTGGGCCAATTCATTACGACGCTGGACCACTTCAGTTGCTGATCTGGCTGACATATTGTCAGGTGGCAACGTATCATCAAGCAGCATCTTCTTGATATTCATACGCATATCGTTGATTACGAGTTGCGCGACGTTGAAATCAGCCGACTTAGGCAAAGGTGTCAGGCTTGGGCCCTGCGGTCCACCGTTACGGGCTACCGGAATGATCGCACCGGGTTGGATTTTGACGTTCTGAGGGTTGATTACCCCGTCATCTGCCGCTGTATAAACACCCGAAACGGCCAAAGAAGCGTTCTTCAGGACCAGTTCTAGCGTCTTATTCAGGGTTTTTACGTCCGGCATAGCCGTGATCAACGGGCCACGACCGTAAACTTCCCCTGCAACCTTCATGTAACGGGTTACGATCCACGGAGAAACCTTCATCTCGCGGTAAACGAGCATGATCTTCAGCTTCTCATGGATCACGTAATAGCAGTAGCTACCCGTATCCTTGTTGAATACGGTTGCTTCTAGCAACTCGACATCATCAGTTGGCTTCCGGTCGATTTGTTGCTGCAATATTGGAGAGATGTTGGCATCCGGCCATTGCAATGAGATGGCATCGCCCTTCATCTTCATCTTGCGATAGACGTTATCGACCGTGCCGTGCGGCCCTTCTTCCAGTGATACGAGATATTGCGGAACCGCCGTAAAGCGAATCGGAGCCTTCTCGTCACCCGGCTGGATGAGCATGATCGCTGTGCCAACGGCCAGATCAAGCAAGAACTCTGACATCGACAAGTCAAAGTTCGTTTGACGCAGGATGTTGAACATCCGCTCATTGTAGAAATCCAGAACAGTCTGGACCTCTGCGCGGCGTTGCATCGGGATTCCGTTACCAGCCTGAAGACGACACCAAGCGCGGTAGGGAGGGAACAGGCTTGATTGGATACGATTGGCAAACCGTTGAGTCGAATGGATGGCAGTCGAGTCATAGACCTTCTGCATCTTCTTCTGACCCGGAACGCCGCCTTCGTAGTTTCCGTCATAGAGATTGCGCTGTGGAAGTGCGTATTCGTAGCACTCCTGATAGATTGTGCGCCACTCGTCCTTCTTGGATGCGGCCAGACTAGCGCGTTTGATTACGTTTTCAACACTCATCTTGGCCATAGCACCCTCACTTCTTCTTTGATTTGCCAGCTTTTGACAAAGCAATAGCGACAGCCTGCTTCATTGGCTTGCCGTGCTTCATTTCGAGCTTGATATTTTGCGAGATCACCTTCTGTGACGAACCAGCTTTAAGTGGCATCTTCAGACTCCTTTTCTTCCATTGCCTCTACTTTTGCATATTTCTCATCGGTAATAGGGCCACCAACGAGCCAAGCATCACAAGTGCGTTGAGCCGCACACTTGAACGCAAACAATTCGCAGAACCCTAGATCGGCAGTCGCTACGACAATGTCGTCATATCCGCCTTCGTCTTCAGGCGCTTTCTCAAGACCCTTCTCGATGCAATCCATCATCTGAGATGTCTGGATGAACGCTGCACAATTCCCGCAGCGCATGGTCATCGCTTCAGGAACAGTCACGTTATACATCGCTGCCTTCTTCAGCCAGAAAGCCGCATTAGGTTCGTTCGGGTTTGGCGGCCCATAGCCATACATGATGAACGCATGGTTACGGTTCTTCAGGTTATGGGAGATGTCTTGCGTAGCAAGTGGGCAGGCATATTCGCCCGGCTCCTCAGTCTCCATCTCTGCTTTAAGAAGTGCCATGATCAGCCCTTTTTCTTCATCATGGAAACACGCATATTGTCGATCAGATTAGGATAGGGACGGCCAGCAGCAGCCGCCATCTTCTTGGCCTTTGCTTTTTGCTCAGGAGTGAGCTTCTTGCTCTTGCCGAGAGACTTCGGACGCTCCTTGTCCCAGACTTCCTTCATGATCAGTCCTTCATGTTCTTGATACGCGCACTCAAAGCAGCGGCTTTCTTCTTCGCATCAGCGGTTGAGGTGGCTCCCCAAGCCCTTAATGCAAGAAGTTTCCGAGTTGGGCGACCTTTCTCATCACGATCTGGGCCTTTGACACCAGCCATTCTAGCCAAGAAACTAGCTTTGCGGCCAAGAGCTTCGCGTGATTTAGGAGCGCCTTTGACAGGAGCCTTGAGATTAGACCCTTCAGTGCGCTTAAAGAAAGCTCGACCAGCGGCATTGAGTCCACCTTTCGGGTTCTGATACTTCTTAGCGACCATTAGAGACCACTGAGTTTTGTCGGGAGACCAGTTTCAGGAGCAATACGCTCTGGCGAAAGCAACTGACGATAGCCGCCACGGGTTCGAGCGCGGATAGATGCAGCAAGCGCACGACCCTGCTCGGCTTCCTGAGCGGTCAAACGCTCTTCTTGCTTTTGCTGAATATCCATCTGACGTTGCTGGGCAGCCGAAGCGCCATCATCGCGTCTGTCTAGTCCGAGAGCTTGTGCTATGAATCCCATGATTCAACCTCTTAAAAATATGAGCATCACACCCGTCTGGGGCATAGGCTTCTAGGAACGCCTCATGGCTGAATCCTATCAGTTCTGCCCATCGCAGGGCATAAGGATTATCATTTCTGACGGTTATCTGCAAACGACGCACATTACCAAGCCTAGATATGTGTTCGATCATCCGGCGGCTGCATCTGGTAAAGGTAACGATATTCTCGTTGGCAAAGTTCTTGTCCTTAAAGACCGTCACTTCCCAATTACCCGGCCAGAGATTGTATAGCAGATAGGCCGCTACTGGTTTTCCGTCTATTAGGACAGAAAAGGCATAAAAATTGTTAGCATACGCGACAACTATGTCATCGAAATTGTCATAAGCCGCGACCGTTCTTTGGTCTAAATCAGACAATTCCATGTCATGAATGTGTTTCACATGGAACTCTGTCGGTATCCATGTCATTGGGAACTGTGCTGATCCGATAATCTTCTGATCCGGCATCATGCGAATACGTCGAAGTCCGTGTTTGCGGTTGTGGTTGCGAAGGGTTTACCGCCGATATGGTGGCCACGGGTCAGTGTCCTAAACTCACCGCCGCCAAGCATAAGATACCCAAAAGCGTCCCCGATATGAGAATGTTCATTCTTGTTTGGCGCGTCACGGAATCTATCTGTGCCTCCACCGACTCCAATTCTTTTAAAATGATACCCCCCTGCAAGGCTTTTTCTAAGCCTTTGGCATCCTGAGTCGAGGATAAGTCCGGGTTTTCCATCTATGAGCCTCTGCATTGGCAATGCCCCAGCTTCACGGCGAACCATAAAGTCGTTTGACGCAGTTGGCTGGGCATTTAGACCGAGGGTTTTCAGATAATCAAAGGCTGTTACTTCGAAAATACCATCACGCGCCACACCAGCCGGGTCGCCCCAGATAAAGATTTGGGCTTTCGGGAAGTGCGTCATGACATCGTGCATCAGGATTTGCCCGAATCTTTCGAGGCCCATCGAGAACGAGACGATTTCGTGAAGGATATGCCAGCGGCCATTACGCATTTTCTGGCCGAAGACAGCTGCGGGAGTCAGTCCAAAGTCTAATCCAATTTGTAGCGGGACTGCTGGATCATAATCGAGCTTATCAACGACCATAAGGGAGTCTGTGTATTCAGGCCAGACGGCCTTTCCTTCTTGGACATAGACATATTGGCCACCGACATAGCATTTGATCCAATCGAGGTTTTTGCCACCGAGTTGTTGCTCGTAATAGCCGGGGGGAAGGTTATTCAGGTTCTCGGCTGTATCATTTATGGTCCAGTGCTTCCCAGCGGCGGGGATCGCACCGGGATGATCGGCTGGCACTTCCACCATTCCGGGGGGTTGCTTGAAGAATTTCCACTCGTATTTGCCGCGAATTGGCTCTTTTTCGGACAATCTATACCACCAATGGTCGGTATCCATCGGGTTCGTATCGGCCCAGATACCACGCCAAGTCGGTCCACCGTGAAGTTTAGTCGGGAAACGACCGACGCGGTGTGTTAGGCCCTGAATAACAGCTAGTGGCAGTTCTCTGGCCTCATTCACCCAAGCACCAGTGAGTTCGAGAGACAGTAGTTTACGGACATCTTTTGGCTGATCAAGGGCCAAAAATATAACTTCGCAGTCCACTCCGGGTATTCCATCCCGACCCGGCAGTTTCAGATGGTGTGTAATCGGAGGGGACCAGCGCATTGGCCCCCAAACATCCTCTGGAAACAGGTTTTGCCAAGTCTTGATCGTAGTGGTTCGCAACTCAGGATACGAGTTACGGACGATGACGAAGCGCGTATAGCGCGTATTATCGACCGGAGACGGTCTTTGCTGGACGGCTTTCAGGAATATCTCGGCAGCACAGGCATAGGATTTCCCACTACCGACAGGGCCGAGGAGCCCACGGAAGAAGGCATCGTTATTGAGGAACTTCCAAGTGGTCGGGGCTTGCGAGAAGTCGAGGTCTAGGCCAGCGGCGGCGAAAGACTCTGCGGCTTCATTCCGGGACTTCTTCTTCGGCGCTTTCATGCTTGATCTCATAGGTTGTTGTGGCTTGCGGTCCACGGATATTGATACCGAGGATAGACGGTCGTTGCTCGTCCGACCCGATTTCTAGTAGGCCGTGATGTTTACTGAGAAGGCGGAGAGCAGACAATTTGTCGTGCATTTCGACTTCGATAGCGTTCCCGTCCTTGGTCGGCGTGACTTTGACCTTCTTGATCGACTTCTGAACGTGCAAAGGCAAGTCGTAGGAGTTCTTTACCATCACATTACCAGTGGAGTCCCATGAGAGGACATCGGTAATGGCTGCCGAACCTATGGCCTCAATCTCATTCAGGACAGCTTCCCGCTTGTCTTCCGAACCAGAAGCGACAGACCGCCTCATAACTCTAACTCTACCCATGCAATCTCCATATCAAATGTTAAATTTACTTGGGGAATGACCCTTAAACTACCTTGACAGATATTGACTTAGACACCGCGAACCCCCTTAGTTATCCCCGTGAGGGGATACATCGTAACTTAGCTTAAACACGTTCTCCGAAAATTGAAAAAAAATTGAGCGGCCTACCCCGCAGTAGAGGCCGACCCCCGGGGGAGGGATAGTGCCTCTCACACAAAGCACCCCCGTTGTATGAGCACCGCAAGAGACGGTGGTAGCGATCCATAGCGGTTGAGGTGAAGCCGAAACGCTTGAGCAATAGCCGATTGATTGACACCTTGATTGGCTAGCGTTGTGAGCGATCGAGGATCGGTTGAGATATCGTAACCATATGTTCGACTCATTGACTGTATCTCCCTTTTAATCCCTATCGTGTTATCATTAACCGTCTCTATGACTTCATTAGTCTTTTTAATAGGTTGAATATCTTCTGTGCTATCCGTTGCGTATGGAATAGAAGCCTTCAATTCCTCGTCTGTTGGTATTGGATCGTTTGAGGAAAAGAGCACCTGATATCTGCTCGTCATCCATTTAGAGGATTGTTGCGGAAACCATTTAGGTTGTAACTTCCTAATCATTCCGGCGTTGATTAACCGCTTGAGGCTAGCCGATACTTGTGTTGCGCCTAAGCCGGAACAATTCCTGATTGTCTCATAGGTCGGATAAGAGACGCCTTGCCTGCTAACGAATAAACCTAACGTGCATAGCAAGAGCAAATCATTAGGGCTTAAATCAGGACTATAAACCGCCCTTGAAGGAATGATTGAATATCTTCTGCCGCTCGGATCACCACGGTGATTGACGCCTTCACGCGCCTTCGGGACCGTTCTCAATCCCCTAGCCGTCACCTTGCGCCGGATGCGCTCTCTTTTCTTTTCCTGATTATCCTGCAAATTCAACGCCTTATATTATTCTAATCTTTTTCTTAATAAACCGCTT